CTGTCCGCATACCCGGCAAACGCGCCGTCCTGTTTTACTGCATACATGGCGTCCCTCCAAATTTCTCTTGATAGATTTTCTCCAATTGCTTTGTGCTTGCTGTTCTCAAACGGTTTTTCCAGTAGCCGTTTTCCTGCCCCGGCCATTTTTCATCCGTAAAGTCTTCGCCGCAGCCGTGCTTTGCATACCATTGATAGAGGCGTTCAAGCATTTCTTGCCGCATCGCGCCCTCTGGTGTATTCTGCCTAAAATGCTCCCATCCGTTTTCGGATGTCGCAGCGCATATCCGCCTGCCATCTGCTGCAAACAGGAACCCTTCAATCTCCGATACCGCAGTTCCATATCGGAGATTAAATGCTCCATCGATGCCATTCCCGCGGAAACGCTTATACACGATATACTCCATGCGCTTTTCCCTCATACGCAAAAGCCGGGTGGGAAGCCGAAGGAAGCGCGCGCGGTGCGGTCTTCGACTGTCCCGTTGGTGTTCACATTCTCGAAACCGTCGGAGCTGCTCGCAAGCGGAGAACGGAGCCACCAACGAGCGGCGGTGCTCGTTCCGTTGTGCTTGTACTTTACCTTGCTGTTTCCAGCGGAATAATAGGCGTACTGCGCTTGCTTACTCGCCTCGTTCGAGTTTGCTCTCGAAATGCTCCCGAAAACCTCAAACTCCGAGAGGAGGAAAAAGTAATCCTTTGTCGCCGTGACCGCACTCGCGGATGTGCTATTATTTCCCGTATTGTCCGTGTACTTGGTAACGGACTTTAGGACTGCACGGAGCGCCGCCGGAATGACTGCGATAATCGTTCCGGAATAGCTCGAGAGGCTTGTCCCGCAAATATTTGTACGCATTTGCGAGCTCGCCCATCCGCCGGAGTTCGTTGCACTACTGTTCATAGAGAAATAGCCGGTTGTCGAAACGGGCGAGGTATAGTAACTGTCGCAGAAACACACGTCCGTACCGCCGGAGAGCGCCGTTTTGCCTAACTGGAAATGAATACGGTTTTCCCCTTCTAGGCTCGCATTATGGTTGAATCCAATGACAAATGCGTATATTGTGTAATTAGATAGTGTAAGATGTCCAACCGTGCCGTTTAGCGTTACCGCCTTTCGGTCGCCAATGCTCCAATAGTTCGCGCCCTGTCCCGCGTCGGATATATTTTTTATTGTTTCCCAAGTATTTTTATTCAGTGTCGGATATACAAAATTAAGCGACACCGCGTAGCTGTCCGTGATAGCTACGGCTTTTGTGTCAGATGTTTTCCCGTCCAGCGTAGCGGATACTCTCCATGTGCCGATCTCCGGAACGGTAAGCGTACAAACTCCGGTGCTGTCAGATGTTCCGGTTATCGTTTTGGAGCCGTTTGTCGCCGTGACCGTCGCACCGGCAGATACTGTTACGATCAGCTGCAGAGCGATTCCGGTCTGAATCGTACCGATTACTGCGGCAAGCCCTTCGATGGTCTGTGCCGCAGGGGCTGTGCCTCCTTTGGCCTCCACTGCGTCATACGCCGCGCCGACTGCCGTTATAATGCGGTCGATTTCTGTCTGTACGCTCATGTCTGTTCCTCCTTTAAATCGCGGCGAGGGCGTTTTCGATATCGTCTGTCAGGCCGACTGTGCCGCCGGAGGTATAGCCTGCGGGAATGGCTACGCTGGTCTGCGTGAGGCCGTCGATGGTCTTTGCAATCGCGCCGTTGTTGGCCATGGTGCCCTCTACCTTGCTGCCATTGGCCAGCACGATGAACTTTCCGTCCAGCACGTCAGCGGCTGCGGCCGTGACGCCGGAAACGTCCTTGTATTTGGCCGGGATCGCGCCGACGGTTACCTTGCCGAGAACCTTGCCCTTCGTGGGCGTGATGTCCTGCGCGGCCTCGGCAGGCGTGGCGGACTTGGTTTCCAGCGCGATGGCTACCTTGCCCGTTCCGGAGTGCTTGCCCGCCGGTACGGTGTATTCCTGGTTCCCGGTCGTGGCGTCCAGCACCTTTTCGACCGCGCCGTTGTCCGGCATGGTGCCTGCCTGCGTCACGCCGTCGGCATCGATAAATACCTTATTCGCCAGCACGTCGCCTGGCGCGGCGGTCGTGGCGGACACGTCCTGATAGTTTTCCGGAATCGCGCCGACGGTCACGCCGGACAGGCCGTAATAGCCCTGATCGGGCGTGACGGCCTGCTGCTCCTTCGTCGGCGTGACGGTCTTGGCTTGCAGCTGGTAGTTGCCGCCGCCTCCGACGCCCTTGACCGTGCCAGTGCCGTCGTGATAGCCCTTCGGGACGGTGTAGCTCTCCCCCTCTTTTACCTGCGCGTCGACCGCGCCGTTATTCTTGATGGCGGCGGCCTTGTCGGCCAGCGCGTCGAGCTTGTCCGTGCTCGCGGCGAGGCCGAGGCCGACGAGCCATGTGCGCAGCTTGTTCCGCGCGGTCTGTAATCTTGTAATTTCAGTCTGTGTGCTCATAAAATCCTCTCCTTAAATCGTCGCGAGCAGCGCGTTGATGTTGCCTACCTCCGCAAACACGGCGGCGGAGGTTACGGGCTTGGTGTTGTCCTTTTCGACTGCGTCCGCCGTATCGACGGACAGGGTGTTCGTTTCGGCGTCCAGCTTGAGGCCGGGGCCGATGTTGTAGCCGCCAGAGCCGCCGCCAGCACGCACGGAAACGTTAAAGGAAACGTCGATCGGATCGCGGTTCTTGAGTTCAAATTCAATGCCGCCCATCACAACACCGCCTTTGAAAGCGCGTGCGCAACGTCGATCTGCTTGATCTCCGAGCCAATCACGTCACCGCTCTTGAATTTCACGCGCACCTGCATCTGGCAGAGTTTCGGGAGCCGAAAGGTCTCCTGCTGGGTGAGGGGAAACAGAAACTTTCCGTCCTCGTATCCGATCTCTCCCGGATAGCTCTTTTGCAGATAAAGCAGAGAAATTTCCACCTTTTCAACGCTTGCAACGTCCAGAGGCTGCCCTTTATTCTTGATGGTAACACTAAGGTTATACGAATCTCCCTGTACCAAATGCCGCACCTCCGTTCTATGTGCCGATAATCTTGCATTCTGCCGCCGCGATTCCGCTGAGGCGAATGTCCATACTGGTGATCGTTCCGGTGATCTTCGTGCCCCACGGCGTTGTGGTCTGCACGTAATCGCCCGGGGCTTCCTTGTCCACGATAATTTTGACACTGTGCGTCTGACGGCGCATATAGTAGTCAAAGACGTGCTGCGCGACGGCGGCAACGTTGTCGCTGTTGACCAGCGTAGCGTCGCGCACCTCGATGACGTTCGGCTTGGTCTGCGTGGTGGCGTTCGGATTGGTCTTGGACGTGACCGACGTCGTGTGATAGTAGGTCGTACCGCCGACCTCCACGCTCTCTCCGCTTCCGGACGTCGAATAGTTGTGTGCCGTCACGCGGATCTCCGTGACCGCTGCCGCCGTTTCAACGCTGCCGCCCGTGTATGTCCGGTCAAGTGGGATCGTGGCAGGAGAGGCCGCTGTGAGCCTCCGGACGCGCACGCCGCGCGACGCGCTTGTGTCAATGGTCGCGCGAAGCGCAAAAACGATCTGTTGCAGCGCTTCTCGTTTCGTGCAGTCCGGGATATAGCCGGTTACGGTCTCGTCTTTCAGCGCAGTGTCGAAGTCCAGCGTGAAGTGCGCGCCGAGAATCGAGGCTATCAGCTCCTTCGCGTTTTTACTGCTGTAGACCGCCGCCGCGAATGGCTCGTCGTCCAGAATGCCGAGCGCATCCCGGCAGGATACATCATAGAGCCGTTCGCTCGACCGGGACGAGCTCTTGATGTAAAACACGCCGATCAGCTTTGCGCCGTCGTATGCGCTGACGGGCTGCTTCTCTTGGAAGATGAAATCGATATCGTCCGAATTGTCGAGCGTGAAATCCAGCGTGTTAATTTCTACGTCGTCAGAAATCACGCTGACGCCCTCGGTGACGCTGACGCTGCGCAGGTCCTCCCGCTCGAATTCCCGGACGATGCCGAAGAAGATCTGTCTGAGTTTCGCGTACCGGTACGGCAGGCTCGTCTTTTTCAGCTCGATCACGAGTTTGTTGTATCCGGAGACAGGCTTTGCGCAGAAATACTTCTGGCCGTCCGGCGTGAAGTCCTGCGACGCGACGGTTGTCTCGCCGTTGTACCAAGTCATGGTCAGGGCGCTGCAATAGTCGCCGGTGCCACCGTCAAAATAGAGGTAAATGCCGGAGCTTGCGAACGTGCCGTCCAGCGTGATGGTCAGCGTCGGGTTTGCGTCGAAGGTGCAGTCTGCTTTGCTCGGCTCGGTAGACCAGAAGGCCGCCCGCTCGGTCGTGAGGATCGGGCGGGAGCCGTCCAGCATCCACTGGTTTAGCTCGTTTGTTGCGACGATCACCGACTCTGTGCCATACGGCAGTTCCGGAAGGTCGGAGAAGGGCTGCGCAGCGGTGCTCGCCACGCTGGCCGCCTCCGCCGCGCCTACCGCAACGTCCTCATAAATCACTCGAACGCTCATACCGGAACCCTCTTCGGTTTCATTGCAACAAAGTTAATCGATAAGTTCTGCCATTCGCTCCTATCGCCGTATCTTGATACAAGTTCATCTTCTCCGTTTGCCACATAGGCATCAAACGTCAAAACAGATTGCGCATACGGGACAGTCAGAACGTGGCTATCGACCGGCGCGGAAATGTTCTCGTAAAACGCATCATATTCTGCAAGATCAGACGAAACAGGATCGATCTCCAAACTGTAATTGTAAAATGTACCGATAATGTCGCGCGTCATCGCGCCGGTCATCACGCGGCCCGCGTTATCGCCGTCGAGGACGGAAAACGAACGCTTTAGGCTCACAACATGCAGATTCGGATACTCCTTGCCGTCAAGGCTCAAAATGCTTGTCATGCCTTCACCCCCGCAAGCTTCACTCCGACGCGCTGTGTTTCCTCGTTGTTAAGGTTATACACCGCGCGTCCAAGTTCTCTGTGGTCGAGCTGCATAACAACCGTGATCTGTCTGCCGCCCATGCCGCCCGTTTCGTTCATGGCCTGCTTGAACGCCTGCACCATTGTGGCAAGCGGCGTTTCGATATTCGTTCCGCTTTTCTGGTCTCCCAGCACAGCCATAAACTCCCGGTTCGGCGGGATGACCGCGCCAGACGCGAGGCGGGGGAGAGATACTCGCGTAACAGGTGGAATGTTTATGCCGTACGTCATGCCGCCAATCTTCGGAACCCAGTCCGGAACGTTGATCTGAATCGTGTTAAGCTTGGAAATAAGAAAGTTGATACCATCTATAACGAAGTTAATCGCGCCTTCGATCGTACCGACAATGAGATTCCAAACGCCTTTCAGAATATCTAGGACACCGTTCCATGCTTTCTTCCAGTCTCCGGTGAATACGCCGGTCAGGAAGGTAATAAGGCCGCTGAGGATCTTTTTCCATGCGTTGTACTGGTCGGAGAACAGCTTTCCAATCGTTTCAAAAATCGCAGCAAGTGCCGGGTTCTTGCCCTGCAGCCATGTAATAAATGCACTCCATGCGTCCTTGATGGAGTTTACAATCGCGTTCCACGTCTGTTTCAGCCCGCTCCATATCTGCTTTGCGCCCTCTAACGCTAGATTCATGTCGCCGGTAAAGATGCCCTTGAAAAACTTTCCGAATCCGGACACAACATCTTTCAGGCCGTTGATCAGCTCCTCGCCATGCCCTGTAAAAGAGACAAGTGCGACAAGGATCGATGCAATTGCGGCGATCAGCAGCGGAATCCAGCTGCCCGTAAGGATGCTGATCCCGATACCGGCGGCAAGCAGTCCGGCGATGATGGTCAGTGTGTTTTCCAGCGTAAAGCCGTTTTCGATCACATCTTTGATCCCGACGACTAACATCGCAAGGCCACCTACCACTAGGGCGATTGCCGCAGCGGTCGGCCCAAACGCAAGGGCGAGTCCACCCGCAAGCGCCGCAAGACCGCCGAGCATACCGAGGAAGTTTGTCATGTCGATTCCGTTGTTCCATGCGTCCAGCCAGAAATAGACGAGCGCGAACGCGCCAGCCGCAGCGAGCGCGATGCCGCCGATCTTGCCGAGGTCGTCGGTAAACATACTGGCGATCTTCCACGCAAGGAGCCCTGCAGCGATTGCCCCGACAATGCCAAGAATGTCGTTCAGTTTGTCTTCGGCAAGATCCAGATTGGAGAAATCCGGCGTGATCCCGCTCGAAGCGCCTGCTCCGCTCGTCCCGCCGCCTCCGGAGGCCTGATTGCTGGTGATCTGATTGATCTCGTCAAAGCTTGCCATGCTCTTGCTCGCGTCCTCTGCGGCAGAGCCTACGCCCTCCAACGCCTCTTTCTCGGCGTTCAGTCCCTTCGCGGCAGATACCTGCGAGCTCCAGCTTTTCCCGGACAGCATACCGAAAAACTTTGCGATTGCCGTCACGACTTGTGCCAGAATGTTGACCAGCTTCACAAAAACCGGGATCACGACTTCGAGGATCGGCTGCGCAAGCGTCAGAAGAGCTGCTTTTAGCTGCGCGATAGATGCACGGGCCGCCTCATTCTGCATGATCGTCTCCCCGAGCCAGCTGCGCAGCTGGGAAAGGCCGCGGGACAGGACAGTAAAGACCAGCGCGCTCCTCAGCACCCCGCTTAATCTTCTCCCGAATTTATTCATGCTTTTTTCGACGCGCGCCGACGCTTCGGCCATGCGGGCCGAAGCTCCGCTGGCATTTGTGATCTGCTGCACCAGCTCTCCGGCTTTAGCCTTTGCAGCGTCAAGCGCAGCAGCCTGGTTTATCACCTTGTCGGTGATCTTTGCATATTGACTCCCAAGCTTTTCCGCCGTTTTGTTTTGCTGCACCAGCAGCTGTTCCTGCTCTTTGATCTGCGCAGCAACCTCCGCCTGCCGAGAATAAGCGTCTATGTACTCCGCTGGATTAGCCGAAGCGCTTCCGGACGTGATGCCCTTAAGGCGGTCAGCCTCCGAGCGGAGCGATTTCAGCGCGTCTTCCGTCTGCTTTGCGGCCTGAAGCGCTGCGTCGAGTTCCTTTTTTATCCCGCTCTGCGTGCCGGTGTCCTCGTTTAGCTTGGCTTCCATCTTGTCGATTTTCGCGGACAGCGTATCAAGCTCCTTCTGCGCCTTTTTTGCGTCCGCGTCGACGGTGACCACAATTTTCCCATCTGCCATATTTTCACCACCTTTTCGGTTGATTTTTGTTATTATTTGTGTTATCTTCCAAGTAAGGAGGGAAGAAATATGAGTGATTGCATTATCCAAATCAGCCGGGACAATTCTTTTTACGGTTCTGGCCTGACCGTCGGCGTTGCATTGGATGGCTGTGATGTCGGCACGCTGAAAAATGGTGAAGAACTTCGAGCCGTGGCCGCTCCGGGCCAGCACGAACTTTCTTTTTACCGGTATCGCCGTCTGGATAAAACCATATCCTTTACCATTGCCGAAGGGCAACAGAATGCGTTTTTTACCATCAAGATTAACGCCTCGAACCGCGTTGACGTTGTTGGCGGGCTAAAAACCAAAAAGTAGGCGAAACGCCCCAGCGGCTGCCTGACGGCTTTAATCGTATTCCTCTGTCTTTTCGTCTTTATTGGCGCGGCCTTTGCTTCCTGCGGATCGTCCTCCAAGCCGGAAAAGGTCGGAACCTCAGTTTCTTCTTCGCAGCAGCCGCCGCAGCAATCCGATTCCGGGCCTGAAACATTTGGCGTTGGGGATCAGGTCGTTCTAGACGGCGTGGCGGTCACGTTGCTCAGTGTTACCGAGAATTCCGGCCAAAATTACGTCTCGCCGGATGATGGAAAGGTCTTTGTTCTGTGCGAATTCGAGATCGAAAACAATTCATCCCGCGATATTGCGTCCAGCACCATGCTTTCATTCGAAAGCTACATTGATGGCTATACAACCAGCCTCAGCCTCACCGCCATGATGAGTTCCGACGAGCCGCAGCTTGACGGCACGATTGCCGCCGGGAAGAAAATGAAAGGTGTCGTCGGATATGAAGCGCCGCAGGATTGGAGTGAGATCGAGATTCGATTCTCTCCAAGCTTCTGGGGTAGCGAAATCGTTTTCGAGTATAAAAAATAAGTTTTTCCTGCTGCCGCCCCTTAACCGGGGCGGCTGTTTTTTGTCCCGACTCCCCATACGGCAAGCAGGTCGGCTTCGGCCTCCGAGTATGTTGTCTTCAGATCGACGATATCCCGGTTGCGCCGGTAGAAATCCCTCTCCTGTTTGTCGAGGCTCTTCCCTCTGGCCTTTTTATCGCGGATAGAAACCACCTGTGCATACAGGCAATCTCCGATTTCTTGATAGTACGATAGAAACGAATACCAATGCAGGTATTCCAGCGCCCTGACCTCGCAGCCCGCGATTCGGTTGATAGGCGCAATATAGAGATCAAAGTCCTGCGCCCATGACATGATCTCTGGCTGCTTTCTCTTCTCTCGATTCTCCTGCCCGTGGTCGATGAAGCGGAAGCACTGGTTCAGGGCTTCCTGATAGTCGCTGACGGGCATTTCTTCGAAGTCGGGATAGAAGATGGTCAGCGCCGCTTCCGCCTTGTCCTGCTCGTCCAGCCCTCTGTCTGTCAGGGCCACGAGGATATCAAGAACCGCGCGGTAATCGGATTGGATCGGATACGTTGTGCCGTTCACGTCGACCGTGGTCGGCAGCGCCCAGATCACTTTTTCCATTTTGCTGTGTATTTCGCAATCCTCGGGTTGGTTTTTCGCTGTTCTTCCGCGAAGCTCGTGTCGATCTGGTCGATTACGGCCAGCATGAGGTTACACCATACTGGCAGGCCGTCTGCCAGCGCGTAGACGTTCATGGTGCCGAAAAGCGCCGTGCATACGGGCTTTGCAAACAGGTTGTCGATCATGTCCCGCATTTCCGCGTCGCGGCGGCGGGCAATGGCGAAAATCTCCTTCTTGTCCGCGCAGTGGTCGACTTCGGCCTTATACGCCTCCTGCTTCCTGTCCAGCTCGTCAAAGGTGTTGAAGATCTGTTCGACAAATGCGCTGTCGGTCGGGTTGAAGGAGACTTCCGCCGCGTCGTTCAGCTTGAACGATACGATACCGGTTTCAAATTTGATTTCAGGCATTGCGATTCCTCCTTACGCTGCGTCTGGCGTGAAGGTAATAGCCCCGTTGGCGCCAACCGCCGCCGTGCCGGTCGTGCGTTTGCCGCCGAGCGTCACGTCGATGGGCATACCTACCGAGCCGCCGCCCTCGCCGCCGAGGCTGGACGGCTTGACCATAGACGCGTCGTAGCGCTCCGCGAAGACTGCCGTCTTGGCCGTTCCTGCATAATGATGGACGATCAGCACGTCCTGATTCGCCAGCGCAGCTGCGTTCTGCTGCTTGACCGCCAGATCCCAGATCTTCTTCAACGCCGCATCGCCCGCGTCAAGGTCGCACGGGTCAAAGCTCTGCGTGATAATCGGTTTCTTCATGGTGGTTCTGGTCGTTCCAAGGATATCCTTGCTGGAATCCTCCTGCCAGTCATACTCCATGCTGGAGTCTGTGACGCGAGTGCCGAACGGCGCCCAGGCGGGCGTTGAGGACTCGCCGGTGTTCAGATATGCAATCAGCAGCTCCCGGTCGATGGTCTGACCGGCCGTGGTATTAAAAGTAACTTCTGCCATAGTTAAATCACCTCATATGTCAGTTTCATTAGAATTTGATGATCCTCTGTGCCGTCCTCATACCGGGCGAACAGGGCCGAGCGGCTGACAGCTTCCATGCGCCGGACGCGCATCCCGTCGCCCAAATCCGGCGGGTTCTGCATGGCCCAATCCCCGAAGCGGTTCAGCATGGCGTCGCATTTCAGGCGCTTGTCGTTGCTGTTTCCGGGCTTGATGCGGGCGATGATCTTGAATTGATATTCCGCCTCATGCCCGCCGAGGATGAATTTTCGTGTGATGTACGCGCCCTGAATGGCGGACAGGGCCATGCTTGCCGAGTCGGCGGCGAGGAATTCGTAGTTGATCGTTGCGGTCGGCATATCGTCGTCTGAGAAGGAATTTGCCCAGATCATCATCTTTCGGGAGATATCCTGTTCTTCCTCCGCAGATACCAGCCTTTTTTGCTTTTCAGAGTCCATTCTTCACCGCCTTATCCGCTACACGGATCCATTTGTCGAGGTTCTCGGCCTTTGAAGCCTCAAACCAATGCGATTGCGCCTGATTGTGTCCTGACGTGTTGAACACAAGATTTTTGTCGGTCAGTACCTTTGTCCCGCCTTTCGGCGCGTAGGTGCTTCCGGTCTCCGGGTCTACCATGACTTTCCCGTAGTACAGGAACCTTGCGTATGGGCCGGGATAGATAATCGCATTCCCTTCCACCTGTGTTCTGCGGTCGAGGGAACCGGTCAAGAATGGCACATACGGGGCTGTGTCCTTTCTTGCCTGAAGTGCGACAATATGCTCCGCTTTGGTACACGCCTGCGCGATTGTCTCATGCAATTCATCAAAGCCGTCTGCCTTTACGCTGAATTTCAGCATATTAGGCCCCTCCGACTTCGAAGTGTCTCATGTCCTGGCTTCCGAAGTCCTTCATATCGACCTTTGTGACCTTGTAAACGTCGTCATAGAGCATTTCAAGCGCCTGCTCGGTCTTGTCCGGCTCCACGACTTCACCCTTAATAAAAAATGTCGTTCCGCCGTTGCCGTCCGTGGAGAGCGTCCAGATTCCGCTTTTATCGGCTGCCCGCCAGAATTCCTGCGGGCCGACGTAGCGCTTCTCTGTGCCTGTCACGCCGTCTACGGCAGGCGTAGAGAACGGGATGTAAAGATTCACCGCATCCGCGCCCTCAAGCCCGCTCTGGCGGACGTTGGCCGCCTTGGAGGCTTCCAGCAGAACGCCGCGCAGGACGGTGATGTAGGTTTTCTCCACGTCCTTGAATGTCGCCGGGTCTGTCTCCTGTGAGACGTTGTAGATGGTTACGGTGTGGGGGAACATGGACACGGCCCATACCCCCTTGCTTTGAGTAATCCAGTCGGCCCGAGGTACGCCAGCACGATCTCACGGCGGCGCGTCTCTGTCCGCTGCATATCTGCCTGCGACAGATTGCGTGAGCCAAAGCTGCGCGACCAGCCGCCTACCGTCTCACTCGATACCGGCCTGTCGGTCGTGTAGACGAGGCTGTCCAGCTTCCCGGCGTCCTGCTCCAGCTCGGCCAGCGCGCAGACGCAGTTCTGGACTGCTTCGAGCTTATCCCCGGCGGCGGAGCGCGCGCGGCTCATGGTGATGTAATCGACATAAGCCGACGCCTTGCGGGCGAGGCCGCAGAATTGCTCTTCGTCCAGCGCCGTCCCACGGTACACGGTCGCGTAAAACTCATAATCGGCGTAGATCATGCTGCGCCCTCCTTCCGGTCAGCCTCCGCGCCCGTCATGCAGGCGCGGAGGCTCGATTTTACTTGCTGACGTCCGCGCCAATAAACAGGCCGTAAGGATCGGGCACGACCGGAATAAACAGGCCGCTTGCCTTTGTCCAGGTGGTCTTCGGGTCAGGCGTTTCCCACTGGGTGATCGTGATATACTGCTGTGCACTCTTGTCGGTGTACGGGCCATAGCCCTTTTCTTCCGGCGTCACGCCCCACAGGCCAACGCCGAAGGAATTGGCCGTGCCGTTGGACAGGAACGCAACCTTGTCCTCCGGGAAGAATCGATGCGTCTTTTCCGCGCCGTTTGCGGCCTGCGCCTTATAGCGCTGGTCGTTGGTCGTGATCTGGCCGAAGCCGAACAGCTCGGTAAAGAGGCTGCGCAGCTTCTCGGTGGTGACGTATGTACCAGCGCCGACCGTACCGTATACGAGGGTCTGAATGCCCTTGTTGGACGCGAGTTTGCGCAGGATCTTCGTACCGACGACCATTTCGCTCAGGGCGTGGCCGGAGGCCGCCGCCTGATCCGCGATGGCCTGAAGCTGGCCGACGATATCAGCATCTGCGCCGAAGTCGATCTTGAAGCCGGTGTTTGCGGACGGAACGCCGTAATCGACGGTCATGTTGAGATTGTTTTCCTTGATGGTCATCTTGCCGGTCGCGATAACTTCCATTTTCGCGACCTCGGTTCTGACCTTGACTGCATCGGCCATCAGGCGCATATCGTCAAAGACATAGCTCACGATCGCGCTGTCGGCATATACGCCGTTTTCGTTGAGCAGCTGCACCCGCTCGGACTGGTTGATCTTGCGCTTGATAAACAGTTTTTCGACCTCAGTCTTTTCGAGTGCCGGCCGCGTGGCGATCTCAGCCTCGGTGTCAAAGGCGTGGACGGTCGCCATCGTGGGGATCTGTGCGCCGTTTGCGAGGCGCAGGTACTCGGCCTTGAGGCTTTCGGTTTTCTGATCCGGGAACAGCCGGTCTCCGAGGTAGGCCGGGCGCGCGACGGAAATGTTCTGCGAGAAATCCAGACGGTCAGCGTCGGAAATCAGTTCAAGAATGTCAGGCATGGTGTTTTTCCTCCTTCTTTAGGCCGTAGTCCACACGGGGTACAGGGTCACATTGCCGGTCACTTCGACCTTGGAAACAGCTTCGCCGCCCTTAGACGTGCTCCAGCCGGTCTGGGTGTTGCCGCTCTTGGTCAGCGGATATTCGGTCGAGACGTCGGCATAGGAGCCCTCTGTGTAGACGTTCTCGTCGACGGGCGGCGTGCCGCTGCCGTCGTTTTTGTCGTAGGTCACGGTATAGCCGCGCGTGATCTCCGGCGCGTCAACAAATGTGAAGCCCTTGCCGGACAGCGCGGTCTTTGCTGCGGAGGCCAGCGACAGGCGGTCTGCCAGCACACGGCCCGCGACCATCACGGAGCCGGGCATATTGCCGTCCGTCACATCGATATCCTCAAACACGATGCCGACGGCGTTCGAGTTGTCGGACGGGAACGGCGTACCGGCCTTTACGATCTTGTACTTGCCGTCCTGCACGCCCATCGACGCGGGGATTTCACGGGTTTTCAGGACGAGGCCGACTTCGCTTTCGAGGAAATTCGGCCTGACTTCTGCTTTTGTGTTTACAACGATAGACATTTTTCAAATCACTCCTTGTTTGGTGTCTGCGCAAACTGCGCGTTGAACTGCTGCGCGTACATTGCGCCCTTGCTCTTTGCCGCCGGTGCGCCGCCCTGGCCGACGGGCTTGACAAATGTGGGCGCAGGCTTGCCGGACTGGAACGCAGTCGGATCTGCTTCGAGCTGAGCCTTGTGCCACTCGTCGAAGCCGGTCAGCTCGCCGTCTTTCAGTTCAAGGTGTTTCTCCTTGAGGTCTGCAAGGTAAGCTTTCTCGGCGGCTTTGGAAGAGAACTTGACGCCCTTGGCCGTAATCGCGCGGTTCATGGCGTCGGCGTAGTCCCGGCTTGCCAGCTGCGCCTTGTAATCTTCGGTTTCCTTGGTGTACCGGCCCTGAAGGTCTTCGAGTTGCTTGCGAACGCTCTCAGCGTCCCCGCTGGACTTCCTCAGGTCTTCGATGTCCTTGTTGCGGTCTTCCAGTTGCTTTTCCACGGCCTCTTTGTCCGCCTTTGCGTCCTCTGCGGCCTTTTTGTGCTTCTCAATGTCCTTGCCGTTCATGGCAAAAACCTTGTCTGCCTGCTCCTCTGTCAGGCCAATGCTCAGCAATTCTTCTTTTTTCATGGTTTCTCCTTACGGGATAGGCTTTTTAGGTCGTCGCCATGACCTCCCGCCTGCACTTTTAGGCTTGCAGATAGCCAATTTTTTGTATAAACCCCGCTCATGCGGTTTTTACCGAAACAAAAAGAGCCAACCACTAAGAAAATCTCAGTAGTTGGCTCATCGTGCCATTCCGCGCACTCGATTGTGCTGCGGTATCTGTATTACTTTTTCAGCTCTTCCGCCTTGATGATCTGCGCCTTGACTGTTCCGTCCTTCATGCGCTTCAGCTGAACGCGGAACCCGGCGGCAAGCGCCCGCTCAATGGCGGCTTTCAGTTTTTCGTCAATCATATAACACCTTCATTCTCTCCGGCTGCTCTGGCAGCCCTGCGGCCTTGCTAAAATCATGGTATTTCGTGTTCAGGCGGCGCAGCTTGGCTGCTGCGGCAGTCTCTTTGTCCTTTAGACCAGCGGCTTTATAGGCGTTTTTCAGCTTCTTTTGGTTTCTGATTGCCCGCTCAAGCCTGCGCTGCATCTGGGTCGCTTCGTATGCGGTATATTTCTTCCCGTCGAACTCGCAGCCGTGGCCGTCGTCGATGTGCTCCAGCTGCTCCTCGGAATAGGTAGGCTCCATGATTCCGGGGAGAAATGCGTGTTTGTAGTGGCGGCAATTTGCTCCGGTCAGACCGTCTACATAGCCGTAGCCGGTCGTCTCCACGAGATCCTTGTACTGCCCAAGCGGGTCAGGCTCTCCGTTTTCGCTTTTATAATAAATTTTCCCTTGCCAATCCTTGTGGCTCGACCACGGGGACGGGCCGGTCTTGTCTCGTGCGCCGGAGTGGGCTGTGATCTCAAAATACCGGGTATCCAGATATTCCGCCGTCTGGTCGGAATACTTGTCGCAGATTTGCGCCACGCCCGTCATAACGGCCCGGCGGGCGGCCACGTCGATTTGATCTGTGTGACCGCTCTCATAGTCTACGACTTTGATTCCGCTCTCTGCCAGCTGCTTGACGGCGTTGGCAATCGCCTGATTATAGCTGATCGCCCCGCTCTGAATTTGCAGCGTTGACGAATTTAAGGCCCACTGATATGCTTGCGCAGGCGGAAGCATTCTCTGGCCATTGTCCACTAAAAACCCCAAAGATTGCGTCAGATTTCGGAATTCTCCGAGCGTCTGCCTGCGGATCGCGTCGATATCGGAGGCGTCTACCAGCCGGTCAGGCTTTGTCACGTCGGCCAGCGTAATGAGGTCGTTGTAATATCGCTGGTTTCGCTCCACAACGTCGTCCAGCAGTTTGTTCAGTTTCTCTTCGCTGACGTCCGCCGTCTTCTGGATCGCCTTTCTGATCTTCTTGAGATCAATGCCGTGCGACCGCAGCGCCCGGATATCCTGTACCGTGACCTCGTTCAGCTGATCCGCAATTTTAAGCCGTGAACAAACCTCATCCAGCAGCGTATCTTCCAGCGTCCGGAACAGCTCTGCAAGCTCTTCCGGGATGGCGTCTAATAGTTCTGGGCTAAAAAGGGTACTTCATCCGCTCACCGCCCTTCTCCGTTTCACAATATCATCATAGTGCGGCTTTACCCGTATCAAATTCCAGTCGCATTCTTCCGGCACTCTGCCGTAGAAGATCACCCATTCCGGGGATAGCCGTTTCATCATTTCTTCGTAGCCGCGCAGGAACAGTCGCTTGCTTTCAGCGTTTGCCTGCGTTCCCACCGAGGAAACCGCCACAACACCACCGACAGGTTCCCCGTCAAAGCACCAGTCATAGCTGCTCTCATCGCTCCATGAGATTGTCGGATAAACCGTCATTCCGTGGAGCTGCCAGTATGCCGCAAGCCAGTGTTTACGATAGTGATTGTATACCTGCATTGCAAGCGGCATATCTGTGTATGTGGAAAAATCAGGCGCGCATACCGCTGCAAACTGCAACAGCTTCGGAATGTACTTGTCCGGCGTGTTCCAATATCGAATGAATTGGTAATCGTCCACAAAGAAATGAACGATTTTGCTTGCCTGGTCTTTTGCTGTGTAATGGTAATTCACAGGGATAAATTCGCCATGCGGATATGCCTTGACCGGCTCGATCTGCGGAATGTCGTACTTTCCAACGACGGGGAATGCGAACTTATCGAGATTTTCAAAGTTAATCATACCGGACGCCATGTACCGCTGCGCTTGTTAGCCCTGCGGTATTTCTTGCCGTTTACCGTAACTTCCAACGCGCCGGACTTTTGCGCTGTTACAAAGGCATTGGAAAACGCCTTGTTTTCTGCTGCTTTGCGGTTTTTACTGGACTGGTCACGCAATTTCCGCATGTAGCTATCCATTTCACCGCGCGCTCTTGCAGCTCTGTCTGCGGCGCTTCCTGTTTTCTGCGCCGTTGTCAGGCGCGCAGGCCCGCTTGCATAAGGATTGACTGCTCCTGCCGCCGTTTTTAGTGCCGTTGTTGCGAGAGTTGCCATCTGCTTTACTGCGTCTTTCTTTTCAGCGTCAGACAATTCAAGCCCGTTGATTTCAGCGGCGTTGCGCTGAAATGTGCGCTTGATAATATCGCCCATATCGGTTACGGATGCCGCATTTGCTCGGTCAATGTCCTGTTGCGACAAAAACCGTGCAAGGCTCATACCGCGACCACGCCCAGGTTCTCCAGCTCCAATGCCGCCACCGGCTCCACCTCTACCGCCCATCACTCTACCTCCTCTTGTCCTTCGGTTGTCATGTCCTGCATCTTCGGCAGCGCCGCCTTTGCAGTCGCCTCGTCCTCGCCGTACCATTTTGCGCGGTATTCCCAGTGGTTCAGAATTCCATCAGCGAGGTCAAGCCGGTCGTTTGCCCGCTCTTGTTCCTTCTTCTCAGCGTCGTCAAGGATGGAATCGCCCCAGCTGTAATCAGTGCTGTACGTCCCGGCAGGCGCAAGGTTGTAGAGCGTCGCGTATGTATCGAGCGCGTAGAGCAGACTGTCAAACGTATGTTCAAGCGCCGTTTGAATGCTGTCGATCAGCACATATTTGCGCTGCTTACTGTTGCGGATCTCCGTCGCCGTCTTCTCGATGGTCTGCGGATCGGAAATATCTCCATAAGCCAATCCGACGTTGAACTCGATACGGCGAAGCGTATTCTGGAAACCTCGGTAGATTGCTTCGTCGCGGATCTGCGGCTCGATGTACTGAAAGAATTCGCCGCCAGGGGAGAACGGTCCTAGTTCAAACATACGCTTGTTGAACATATCCGCAGTCGAGCTCGTGCCATCCATCAGGACTTTGCGCTCGCTGGAGCGATATTCCCAGCGCAGGCGCTCCCACTGCTCATCGGCCTGCTTGATCAGCTGCACAGTCGCTGCGTCTCCGTATACGGACATTCCGCAGGGGCTGTTTGCGTCCGTTGTGTTGGCCGCAGGCGGGCGGAAGTACGCGAAGAGCGGCCCGCTCATATTCTGGATCGCGATCTCCGGCTGAATGTCCGCCCATTCCGGGACGGCGTTCAGGGGCGCTTCTGCGCCGACTGTGCCGGAAGCGTCGCTGTAATACGCTTTATTGCGGATCGTGTATGTCGTGCCGTCCAGCTCGTGCGATTCGAGGCGGATATAATACTTCCCGCCCACCTTCGCGGGCTTATCCCGGAAGACGCCGCCGATGCAGCGCCCGGCAGGATCAAATTTCGTCGGCTGGAACGCCGCCGCGCCGGTCACGTCGACCAGCAGTTGCTCGCCGTAGATATACGGCTTAAATGCCACACCGCCGAGCGCAAGTCCCAGCTCTAAGGCGCTGTGAAAATTCTCTTCCGCCCGCTCAAAGCAGTCTTTCAGATAATCCGCACGGGCGCTGCCGGTGATGTTGGCCGTCAGCTCGGCAAGCGTCGGTCGCGCGATCTCCCGGCAGATCGCCGCCGGAAGCCCGACAGCAATGACATCGCACGTCTGCCAGGGTGGATTTCCAATAAACATCGCGTACCAGAGGCTTATATTCTGCTCCATCTTCGGGCTGACTGCCGGAGATACGCCGAATTCCCGCTCGGCCACTGCCTGCGGGAAAAGCATATTCCGGAACCACCCTCGAATGTTTGTCAAAAGGCTCATTTCTTGATTTCTCTCCTCAAAACGGTCATACAGAAATAGCGAATCGCGTCCATGCAATGGTCGTTTTCTTTTATCACGCGGTCTTCTCCTGCGTCCTTGTCCCAGCTATAAAGGCCAAATTCCCGAAACGCGTTTTTGCAACTCTCATGGAATTTGATTATGCCGCTTTTGATGCAGGCCCCCGTGAAGCGAATGCCGTCCAGCACGGCGTTGTTTGCTTTCCATACAGAAAACTTTCCGTGCCGCCGGATGCACTCGGCAAAGGACGCTGCCGATGGGTCGAGCACGACACGCTCAATGCGGTATCCGTCCGCGAATGCCTCTAAATCCTGATAATATTCTTCGTCAGTCTTCTGCCGCCCGCTCTCGCGCCCGCTGTGGTAATATTCTTTCTCCATGACGGCCTTGCCGCCATATTCCCGCCACAATGCAAAGACGGTAGGGTTCTGTGTGCCGTAGTCCGATGAGATCCAGTACCGCCCCGGCCCGCCCCGCTCACTCGTGATGTTTCTGGCCCGATCAAACATTGGGTAAACCAGACCCTCGGCGATTCTCCAGAGGCCGAGAATGTAGCGGTCGTAATAAACCGTCCCTTCGTATTCTTTTTTCAGATTTTCTTTAAAAGATTCCGGCAGGAACGGATTGTCGTCGATCGTATATGTCTGGCTGAAAATATCCGCGTTGCTATCGAGGAATTTTTTCAGCCAGTGATCGGGATATTGGGGATTGAACGTCCCATCAAAGCAAGAATACTCTTTGTCAAGGCGGCTTTTCAGCAGCGCGAATACTTCTTCCGACCAGTCCGCGACCTCGTCGCCGTAGCAATATTTAATCGACGCGCCGCGGATCTTTGAAACCTGAGAAACCTTTTCCGCACCGAGGCAATAGCACTTTTCCCCGAAAATCCACGCTGTGTTGTCGCTGGAGATTGTTCCGACAAGCATATCGCCATACAGGTTCCGCATCGGCTCCAGCACATTTCGCTCAATCGTGGATTTTGTTACGCCGAGAATGACGGCCAGACCATCTTTTCCAATTCGCTCACGAATCCGGATCGGTATGATCCATCGAAAATCGAGGTAAGTCTTCCCGCTTCTGGTGGCTCCGCCCTTGAAATTCCATCGATGCGTCCCGTATTTTACAAATTCACGTTGTTTCGGACTTAACAGCATCTTGGAACTCCTTCAGCATCGAATCAAGCTTCTCCATTGTCGTCCTGTTGCGGTCGGAAGCAGCTGCGTAGCGTTTCATAAGGCTGTCACCGGCTTTCAGCCGGTCGGATAGAGATGCGTCCATGCCGAACTGGTCTTTGATCTCACCGCGCATGACCGCAGTGTAAAATTTCAGAATTTCGTTTGAATCCGCAACCTGCGCCGCTTCCTGTTCGTCCAGCCTGCGCTTTATATACGCAGAAATAGCTGGTTTTGATAGGTTTTCTGCCGCAATCACTCTGCATGATGTTTCTTTGTACCCGGCCTTTTTCGCTGCTTCTGTCGCGTTCCCGGATTTCAGATATTCTTCGCAGAATCGTCTCTGCTTCGGCGTAAGTTTTTCATCCGCCATCGCTGTAAAGGCTTGCCAGCAGCTTCACCACATCCGCGATCTGGTAAGTTTCCAGCAAAGTGACATTCTTCGGTTTTTCATCAGGTCGATATTCGTAAACCATGTATTTCGTCACCATCCTGTCATTTTTCGCGGAATAGGTCTGCATTTGATTGATTTTTATTTTGATTCCGTGGTACAAGAGCGCTGTTTGCAGCTTGTGTGCAAGGGCGCGCAAACTCGCCATAGCCGCTCCTTTCTGCCTCATTCTTTCGTTCTCGTGTCTCCGTGTGTGAATAAATATATTTATTCACACCGGAGAACACGAGAACAGGAGGAGGAGGTTTCCGCAGAACGCTGCGGTGCCGATGAAGAAGGGCGTAGAGTTGATCTCTACGCCCTTATAGTAAATGTTAAATTTGGCTCTGGGACGCAGACTTTTTCATAAAAGCCCTCTTTTTTGCCCCACAAGGCGAATAAATTGCCTGTGCCATTCCTGCGCGGTGCGCTCGGATACATAAACCGCCATTGCAGCGCCCTGCAGGGTATGCGTTCGCTTCCAAAGAACCAAATCTATGAGCCGGAGTCGCTCCGCGCCGTCAACGAGCTGTTCCGTCTCCGCGATTGCATCCGCAACGGCAGCGCGCTCTGCCTTCGCCATCAGCCCGCCGCCCTTATAGCTGCGGATCATCCATTTTGCATAGGCCCACCAGCCGTATCGCGGCGTGCTCATCAGTAATGTTGCCTCCCTTCGCGCTTTGCGCGGTTCGCATCGTGCAGCGTCCGCATACAGCCCCGTGTCGTTGCATATCTCGCTGCGTCCTTCGATTGCTCCTGCTTGTATCTGTCCGCCTCCCGGCGGAACGCTATGTATCGGGCGCAGTCCGTGTGACAGCCGGTATGCCTGTCCGCGCAGCCCTTGCACGGAGCCTGCACCGGTGTAAGCCCTAGATTTCCCTGCATTCGTCCACCCTCACACATACGCGCTTGCCGTTTACCGCAACGACGTAGCCCGTCCGATTTGTCCTGTATTTGTATTTCTCGGCAGGATAGATCCGCCCGCGAACGGGCTGCATTTCCGGGTATACCGGGATCGAGCGCGTGATCAGGATCCGCACGCGCTCCGCCCGGCCCATCACAGCTTCCCTATGTGCCGTCCATGCGCACGCTTCGCTGCAAAAATTGTATTTTGACTTGTACTTCGACGGTGCGCGCATAAACGTATTCCCGCAGGCATCGCACGTCAGCTGCATCGGCGGTCTTGGTGGCTTTCGCTGCGTCTTGCTCATGGCCTCCACCCGGAAATCCATTTTGCCTTCTCCCATTCCGTCAGCGTGCAAAACTTGATATAATCCGGCAGATCCGAATTGAGAATCGCTTCTCTTATCAAAAGCGAAACAAACACGGCAGCCGCAAATAAAAGCAGCATTTCAACAAATTTTTTCACTTACAGCTTTACCCCCCTTATGTACTTATCGAAATACGTCACGGCGACAGCCATCGCCGCCCACATATCCGCAGAGAAGCCGTAGAAGAAGCCGGGGTTCTTCTTTGTGCCCTTGCCGAAATTCGGCTGGCCGGGCGCGTAGCGGTCGACGAGAGCTTGTCGGATGTTTGCATCTTTTGCCGATAGCGAGCCGCACAGATCCAGCTTTTCTTCCCGGCGGAAGATCCGCGTCGGCCCATATCCAGTCTGCCACAACACGGTTTGCCAGAACCGCCCGATCCAAACGCACGTGTCGAAAACCTCTTGGCCTACCGTCATGCCCATGCCCGCGATCATCTCGATTGCAACGTCATAGCCGTTCCCGTAAAGCTTCTGCGCGATCAGCGGCAGCAGCACGTTGTTCTCGATCTTCCCGGCCTCCAGCACGCGGCGAATTTCTTCGCCGTCGTGCTCTACGATAACATAGCCGGATTTCATATTCCCCGGATCAATCGCCAGAATTGTGCCCATCAGGCCACCTCCTTTGTTCAAAGTCTTTGCATTCCTCTCCGGAAAAGTACATCCGTTCCAACTCCTTCTCCGAAAACCGTTCCGCCTTGTGCTTCAGGCACCGATACGGGTAAACGTAGTTCTTTCTGTATTCCAGATTCTTGCAAGTCAAGCAGCAATCCTGCATCAGCTCTCCTCCTTTCGCGCTTCCACGAGCAAACCGCAGCCCGCTCATTCGGGCACGCCTCTACTGCAAAAATCGTCCGGTGCAATCTCCATATCGCTGATGTCGCAGATGAGAAAACCGTTAGCGTTAATCGTCGCGTTAACAAGATGCTTGCAGTCCCTGCACCGCACCACCTCCGCAACGTCGGCGGCGGGCTGACGCAGCAGGAGCGTTTTCACCCGCTGAGGTGTCCAGTTCGTATTTTCCGCGTTGCAGGCTTCAAAATCTTTCAGCGCCGCTTCGCGGCTGATATAATCACCCGCCATGCCGCACCTCCACGCCTGCCATTTCAAGCAACCCGTAAATGTCCGCTTCATCGCTGTTCGCGAGGAAATTGTCATTTTCGTCGTAGTAGCTGTAAGCCGTGTATGCTCTGGCTTGGATTCCGGCGTATTTCTTGAGCAGTATATTCGCCCCCTCAATTCCAAACGCGCAGGCATCTTCCAGCTCTTCCATCTGCGATTTTGAGATAAACTTAGCCATCATTTACCCTCCTGTTCCATGCCTCAACGGCTTGTTCTTCCGTATCGTAAATATACACACCACCCAAAATCCCGCCATCGCACTCATAGCTTGCAATCGGGCATTCCGGGTTGTCCTCGTGAGCATGGTGAAGCATAAATCCAAGCCCACTATAGGGATGTTCTCTATATGACTCATCATGCAGATTCCCTTCGTCATCGCACAAAACAATGCTAACTTCACCGCCGCAGAACGGGCACGGTTTCAGTTCAGCCATCCTTCTTGCCCTCCAATTTGCCTTTGTGTTTCTTCACGAGCTCCTTCGCGAGGTTCAAGCCGACTGCAGTATAGTCAAATTCGGAGTCCCCGATAGCCGGTTCAACGCATCCTTCCGTCCCGCCATATGTGCCATGATGCTGTGCGAAGTCACTTCCGTCCGGGAAACGCACTGCATAGCCGTCGTGCAGGCGCTCTATCGTGCATTTGATTCCAAGATCGACGCAAAAATGGTACAATGCGCATATTTCAGTGTATTTTACCATCCTTCTTGTCCTCCTCTACACTCGACTTAAGCCATTCTTTGATTTGCATCGCGCAGGAGCAGCAAAGCTCAATATCAGGTGATTCCTCATGGAACGCGCTTCGTACGTTTACATACGTCGCAGAGCTTGTGGGGTTTATCTCCGCCCCGCAGCGGTCACATACTCGTTTCGTTGCCATCCTTCTTGCCCTCCTCATCCTTGAGAATCACCATCGCGGAGTTGTCTTTCCTTTCATTACACACCTCGGCAGCACCAGCACTATTTTCCGTGATGTACTTCTCGAAGTTTTCCATTCTTTTGGCGCACCAGTCTGGATTCTGCGCCATAATCATTGTGGTGTATCTGGCAGCGTCTATTAGGCTCATCCTTTATTCTTCCCTCCGTTCTCCGTAGCTGCAATACCCGTCAGGCTCCGGGTCTGAAAGCCCTCTCCGATCTGCGCAGTACGGGTCATTTTCTTCATTCCGACTGAAATTCTCGCAATCTTGGCAACGCACTACCGATACAGCTTCGACAGCAGCTCGCCTTTTGCCGCCGCAATGGCGACCGGGTTGTGTTTATGTTGGCCCATCGTCCCGCACCTCCACGCCAGCCTCGTCCAGCAGGTCAGAAAGATCGGTGTCCACGCTGCTACCAATAAACTCGCCATTTTCGTCGTAGTGGTTGTACTCCGTGGTCGGCCGGGATTCTATCCCTGCAAACTCTTTTAAAAGTCTCAGATATTCGTCGTTATCGATGAGCTGAGCCTGATAGAGTTGTCTCAACTGCGCTTTGGTTACGTACTTAGCCATCCTTCTTGCCCTCCGTTTCCTCGGCGGAATTGTGCGTCAGCACCCACAGCTCCCCGGCTCTCTTGAGCCAGTAGAGCCAGTCCGCCATAATTGCATCAATCACCGCAGCCGCCTTGTCATGTGGCATGGCGAGAATCGCCTCCGAGGAAAGCTCCGTCGTATTATCTTCCATCACGGATTCATACAGGCGGCTACGGATTGGGATTCTGCAATACTTTTCCTGTCCGTTAATCGTCCCACGGATTACTCCCGGGTCGCTCATGCCTTGCCCTCCATTTCCTGCAGCGCCTTTTTGGCCTCCTCGCGGGTGAGGAAAACCGTCTTGCCGACATCACGTGCATCCATAACGCCGCAGCGTGATGTGTTCAGCAGAGTTCTCCCATTAAGCGTGCTTATATCTGTCACAGTAAAACTGTAAACTTGCTCGACCGGGTGACTACAGAATGTCCAAAGCCCGTCGCCCACCTTGCACGGCAGCACGACCACGCGCCCGTCCTTGTCGGCCTCGGCAAGCCCGCGGAGGCGGCTAGTCTCCACGCCCAGCGCCTGCGCTGCCAGATTTATCATCGTATCCTCCGTAAACGGAGCCTTGATTTCCTCCGGCGTCAGCCCCGTGTCCTCGTAGGCTGCGAGTCGCTCACACACCGCTATTTCAAACGGGCAATCCTTAATTTTGCACCCTCTGCCGTAGCACGGTTCTTTAAAGCAGCGCGGGTAATAGGCGTGTTTATACGATGATTCGTTCCATTTAGTCAGTCGCTCCATAACTCTTCCTCCACATACCGCCAGCTCTGCGGCGGGCGCGTGATTGGCCCAGGTGCCAATCCGAATTTCGTCTCCCGCAGGCCGGTAAACTCCCACAGATCGCGCGGGTGATCGTAAATTTTGAGATTGGAAATGTG